CAAGAAGTTGCACCAGACCCTAAAGCTCAAGAATGGGCAGCAAAAAATGAATGGTTTGGTGAAGACTTAGCTATGACTACGAGTGCTTTTGCTTTTCATAGGCAATTAGTTGAACAAGAAGGTTTTGATCCAGCCTCTGATGAATATTATGCAGAGGTTGATTCAAGAATGGCGAAGGCTTTTCCTCATAAGTTTAATACTGGAGGAGAAGTTTCTCAATTAAATAATAACGTGCAGGAACCTGTAGCTAACTCAAGCAGAGGTGCAAGAGGAACAGCAGGTAAAGCACGCACTGTCAAGTTGACTCCAAGTCAGGTAGCGATAGCTAAAAGATTAGGTGTTCCTCTTGAAGAGTACGCAAAACACGTCAAGTGAGGAGATAAAAATGGCTGATAACAAAGAAGAAATCACCACAACAGATCGAGCTCCAAGATCTGCAGATAGTCGAGACAAAGACTCTCGCCCAAAACCATGGCAACCACCGTCTTTATTAGACGCACCAACGCCACCAGATGGTTATGTCTATAGATGGCTTAGAGAATCTATGGTAGGAGTAGAAGACAAAGCGAATATGTCAAAACGTATTCGTGAAGGATGGGAACCAGTGAGAGCTGAAGAACACCCTGAGTTTGAAGCACCAACTGTAGAGGATGGAAGACACGCAGGTGTAATCGGAGTAGGTGGGTTAGTACTCGCAAAGATGCCAATCGAAACCGTCGAACAACGACGTGCATACTACAATCAAATGGCAGCAGACCAGATGCAGTCAGTCGATTCAAATCTTATGCGTGAAAGTGACAGTAGAATGCCTATTAGTCAACCTAATAGAAATACTCAAGTCACATTTGGTAAAGGAAATGATTCGTAAGAATCATTAATTTAATTAACTTTAAAGGTGAATAATAATGGCAAATGTAAATGACCCAAATGGATTCACACCAGCTTATCACATGGCTGGAGGCACTATTCGCCCTTCTGAGTTTCCTATCCAAAGTGGTGCTACTGGCGATATCTTTTCAGGTGACGTCGTCAAGCTCACAAGTGGATATGTACTTCAAGGGGGAGCGACTGATGCTCCGCTAGGTGTATTTGGTGGATGTGAATACCAAGACACAACTGGAGAAGTAATCTTTACAAGAAGATTCGTCTCTGGAACTACTACACTTGGTTCTGCAAATGTTAAAGCATATGTGTATGCTGATCCTAACATAGTTTATGAA